CTATATCGATTGTTTCTACTACCCCTGCTGCTCTGGTTGTTATCTCCAGTGTGAAGGGATCTCCAGCGGTGTGGAGAGTAAAGATTGAATCTGTATCTACTATTCCTCCAGAACTTGAAGAAGTGTGATTTATATTCTCTCCAGTCCATTTAGAATATACCCCTCCAAAAACCTCTGTCTCTATCGTTTCTTCGATATCGACTTGAGTCACTGTAGTCGATTGCATCGATCCTTGAGTGAACTGAGGCGTAATTGGATTTGCCTTTGCAGCAACTGGAGTTAACAGGAGCAAAAGTAATAACCATTTTTTCATACTTTTGTTACCTTCTTAGTATCCACTCCTTCAATCTTAATAGGAGTTTCTATTATTATAGTTTGTGTAGCACCACTAGATTTATCTTTATGTTCCTTCTTCTTGGCTGTATCAATCCCAAAGGTAGCTAGGGCTGAAGTAAAAACGAAAGTTATGAAAGTTATATCATTATTCTTTTCCTCAGTCATACCAGGCAAAGGTAAATAATTTAGACTAATGATAAATCCAGACCAAACAACTACGCCAAGGCGTACAAATGTACCAAGGATCTGAATCTGTTGTTCCTGATCCTCTATTCCACTTTTAATCTTTTCTATAAGATTTTTCTTATCCTCAGTCATGCCTTTTAAATCAAAAAAACAACAAGGTTATCTCTATGCTAACAAACCTAATGTTGCACAAAAGTTTGCAAAGCACTCAAAAAGTGCAAAAATGAACAAAGGTTATAAAACTAAGTAAATGTCTGAAAAACTCTATGACCCTTCAGGTAATGATATTACCGAGAAGGTTAAAAAAGCTCATAAGGAACAGGATACAGGCGTAACAAAGGTTAAAGTAAAAAACCCAAATCCAGTTATAAAGATTCCTGTGCAGAAGTATAAGAAGCCAAAGGGCCGTGACTGGGGCGAAGCCTCTCAAAGAACTGGCCCATAATTAAGCTATAATTCTTACGCATACTATTACCGCTATGGTCCTTCTAATCAAGCCTGTTCTGCTTGCGTTTGTTAAATCAGACTCAGTTAAAAAGCTCATCATTGATCTGCTTAAAAAACTTGTGTCTACCACTGACAACACCATAGATGACCAAGCGGTTAATTTAATCGAAAAGAACCTATTCCCAAAAAAGTAACTGAGCTTTACGTTTCTCCTTGGAGTAAAGCTCTAATAAAATACAACAAGAAATTAGAACAAGAACATGGCTAGACGCAAAGCACAAGGAATGGCCACTGAGAATGAGCTTCAGGCTCTTCATAGGTTGGTAGCAAACAAATTAGTTGATCAGCTTAATTCTGATAACGTTAAAGCTTCCGACCTAGCCAACGCTATAAAATTCCTTAAAGACCAAGGCATTACCCTTGATAAGAATGGTGACATGTCTGCTATTGGTGAAATGATTGAATCTCTTCCAGAGATCGATATGTCCAAGGTTAAATCTTATATAAGTGCCTAATGCTAATCAAAAACAAATTATTAAGGAAGCGATCAGTAGCTTTCCAGTTTTTGCTACTCATCTCTGGCACTTTCTAAGATTACCTAATCCAACTCCTGTCCAGTACCAATTAGCTGACTACCTACAGAATGGTCCTAACCGTAGAATTATCATGGCCTATAGAGGCTGTGGTAAATCATTCCTAACAGCAGGTTATGTCCTCTGGAGGCTAAGAAAAAACCCTGACACGAAGGTTTTAGTTATATCGGCAGCTCAGGACCGTGCAGACGCTTTTAGCGTGTTCTGCCATGACCTACTTAGAAACTGGTTTATGGTTCAGGATCTCTTCCCTAGTGACACTCAGAGGTTCTCTAAGGTTGCTTTTGATGTATTTGGCTCTAAGCCCGATCAAAGCCCCTCAGTGCGCTCTAGTGGCATCTTTGGACAGATCACAGGGTCTAGGGCAGATCTGATCGTTGCAGACGACGTAGAGACTCCCCAGAGCTGTGAAACGCAACTCATAAGAGATAAGCTTCGAGAAAGTATTAAAGAGTTTGATTCAGTTATAAAACCTGGTGGCCAAATAGTTTTCCTTGGTACTCCTCATACACAAGACAGTATTTACGCAAAATTAGAACTAGCTGGCTATACACCAAGAATTTGGCCAGCGTTATACCCTACTGCAGCTAAACGTAAGAACTACTACGGAAATCGTTTAGCTCCTAAAATTACTTCCCAACTTGATGATGATAAATCTTTAGCTGGACACCCTACAGATCCACAAAGATTTGATTGGGATGAGCTGGAGGCTCGAAAGGAATCCATAGGTAGATCCACGTTTAACCTCCAGTTCTTACTCGATATTAGCCTATCTGATGAAGAGAAATACCCTCTAAAACTCCAAGATCTATGCGTATTTAGACTCAATCGTGAACAAGGACCAGATAAAGTAATCTGGAGTGCTAATGGTGATAAAGCTTTAGACCTTCCTTCTGTTGGTCTTCACGGTGATCTCTTTTACAAACCTGGACAGATCGGGTCTGAATTTATTGAGTACACGGGGGTTGTACTCGCTATTGACCCTTCTGGAAAAGGAAGTGATGAACTTGGCTATGCGATAGTTTCCTACTTGAATGGTAATCTCTTCCTCCTTGCTTCTGGTGGTCTTAGGGGTGGTTACAGCGAAGTTAATCTTAAAAAACTCACCCTCCTTGCGAAGGAATATAAGGTCAAACAAATATTGGTCGAAAGTAACCTTGGACTCGGTATGTTCAGTGAGCTTCTTAAAAGATACCTTGGAACCATCTACCCATGCTCTATCGAAGAGGTCAGACATACAAAACAAAAAGAACTCAGGATTATTGAGACTCTTGAACCAGTCATGAACCAACACAGGCTCATGGTTGACACTGACATAATCGCTAAAGATATTGCCTCCACTGAGTGCTATCCAGGAGAAACTAGATCTCAATACCAACTCTTTTGGCAGATGACCAGAATTTCCAAAGAGAAAAATGCAATCAGACATGATGACCGACTAGATTCTTTAGCTATGGCTGTTGCGTACTTTACAGAAAATATGGCTCAAACTGAACAAAAAGCAATAAAAGCTAGACAAGTTGAACAGTGGGAACTAGAACGTAAATTTATTCAAGGTGAAGGTGGTTTAAATGTAGGTGTACTTGGTTACGCAAAGACTCTAGAAGACCTTCAGAAGGCTTCCAGTGCGTCTTTAGGTACTGCTAACTGGTTAGATATGTAAAACGTAGTTTCAAGCCCCTTCTAGAGGCTTGTGGTACAAAGTCGTAGAAGGTGGGACTCTCTGGTTTCTGTACCAAAAGAACGGCATAAAAGTACTTCTTATTATATAATATATATATAATTACTCTAGAGTTAACTCTAAAAATAACTCTCTACTGTTGTTCTTTAAGTAACTATAATAATGACTAGAAATTACAGGAAAGAATACGATAATTATCAAGGTAACCCTGATCAAATTGCTAATAGGAGTAGTCGGAACTCGGCTAGACGTAGAAAACAGAAGGAGTTAGGTTATAAACTTAGCTCTAAACAGCATGTTGATCATAAAAATGGTAATCCAAAGGACAATAGCTCCAGTAATCTTGTTATTAGATCTCAAAGTGCTAATACTTCAGACAATAAACAAAGTAAAAGACGTAGAAAATGACCTTAGCTGACTTCTTTGCTTGGTTATTATTGGCTGGTGAGGTTGTTTTAATCGTAAAACTCTGGTCAAAACTAGGTATTTACTAGCTCAAAATTATTTTGTTGCTAATTTTTGAGCACAAGTCGTTATGGACGGGAGGCGATTGTCCCCCTGCCTACCATAAAACGCCATTATATACCGGCTTTTGTGGACAGTTTGCCGACTGTCATAGGGTATGTCCATAGTGATACAAAGAAAATGGGAGGGTAGCTATTGAGAATCGCTCTCATTTATTTTTTTTTATATACACGACCAAGTCCAAGACTTAGAGGGTTGATGTATAAGTAGAACTTATCTATTAGTGGTCTTGCCTTATCAGTAGTATGCGATACCTTAGAGGTTGAGCACTAACACTACCAGTAGTGCTTCCCGTATCCTTTACTCTATTCACTATGACTTTTGACACTGAAGAACAAATCAACCGACGTCGGATACCTTCTGACGCTTGGCTAACTAATGCTTGGATGCTTCAACTTGCTGGTCAAGATCCTAAAGACTCTTATATGACTTTGTTTGTTTCAACTGATTTGAACAAGGTCCAGGAGCTTTACCACAAATGGCCAGAAATGGCAGGCTGTAGGCTTAGGATTATTAACCACAATAAGAGAGTATATAAGAACTTTATGAAGTGGTTTAAATGGGATCATTGCAATTCATTTGTAGACAGTAGAACCACTTATCATTTTGAACAGAATTATCAAAATGTTTATGAAACTGTCATGAATAAGAAAGTAAATACCATTGATGCTTCATTCGTTACGATATCTAATGAAGCCAAGAGAACATTCTTTAATAAATTTATTGAAAGAATGGCTGATGCTGTTAAACCTAAATTAAAACTAATTAAGGGAGGCTTATAAAATGCACAAGATGAATCCTTACTATTTTATTTACAACTCTGATGGTATTTGCGTAGGCTTTAATCCTTATGAAGAGCCATTCATTGAAATAGAAGAGCCTGAAGAAGATGACTAGTTTTATTCTCTTATTCTGTTTAGTTATTCTTTTATATATCTTCTTAAAGAATATAAAAGCATACTAACTAACCAGTAGTAACAAGCTTAGAACTAACTTAATCAATGAGTTAGTTCTAGCTTTTAATGTCAACTTTTATTTAATCCTTTACCAATGTTTTTAATTAATCATGATAGTCCTGGAGTGTCTAACATTCTTGGGACTTATGCACTAGCTACAACTAGTGAATGCAATCAGGGCTCAAGCTGGTATAAATTAGCCTATACAATAGCTTTGGATATTGCAGTTAAATATACTGTATCTGTTGAGAATGTAGCCTTTGTTATTGCTGCTCTATCGCCTTCTAATAGGTGGGAAAGAAACTTAATAGATGCTGAGAACTTTATAAGATTATATGCAGTTGGTGAGCCTGAAGACTGTCTTAGTTTAAATGTCTGTACTTATCCAAACAATAAGAAGAAAGCTTTAAACATATTACAAGCTAGAACAAATAAGGATAAGTTAACCATTCTAAAAGGTCCTAAGATTACAGAATTTTATAAATGTATTATTGGAGATAAGAAAGAATGCTGTATAGATGGTCATGCTTATTCTATCTGGTTAGGTGAAAGAATAAAGTTAAAAGATGTACCTTCTATTAGTAAGAAACTAAGAGGAATAATAAAAGATGATTATCAACAGGCTACACATATAATAAATACAGATTTAGAACTTAAGTATTTAGTAAGTGATATTCAAGCCATTACTTGGGTAACTCATAGGAGAATGTATGAGATATAATTACAGAAGATTGTATTACTTATCATATATAATCTTTCCTCTATTGTTATTTATTATATGTGAAATACTTACAGATTAATAACACTTAGGGCTGCTAACTGCGGCCCTATTTTATATATAGTTATTGAGAATGAATCTCATTATCAGGTGTGACACTTACCAAACTGTCCACTCTTATTGTTATTGAGAATCATTCTCATCTGTCTCAAGATTTCCAAAGCTTTCGGAAATCGTGATAGTAGTCCAAGCGCCCAACAGATTTAGTATGCTTTAAACTATAAGAGACATTAAAGGTCAAATGACACAGCCTACCTTAACAACAAGAGACAGATTCTACGCACCACTCAGGAAGATGGCTAGTGACTACCTACCACTGCTCCTAGGTCGTATGAGAATACTAGAGGATAGGGCAGAGATAGCTATGGAGTTCCTGGACCATGAGGGGGATGAAGAACACGAAGTGCTTTGGGGTCTTGAGGGTGCTGAGAGGGTAGCGGCAGTAGCAGAAGCTCAGAGAGACTTACATAAATCAGTACTGGAAGCAGGAACATGCCAACAATTAGTCCACGCATTTGGAGATCTATTACAAGAAGATTACAGAAAGATCCGTGATAATGGATGTTATTATGTAGGACCAGACGGTAAACGACATTCATTATACGATGTCCAGCAGCAACCTCCAGACAGTGATAAGAGAGGCGGTAACGAAGGAGTCAGAAGTGGATAGCTTACTTAGTGAACTTAGACAGATAGACCGCATAGCAAAGAAGAATAACTGGACAAAAGAGGAAGAAGAAAATGCCAAATCTAGGCTCATTAACGACTGGAAAGATAGTGAGCATGAACGTCATCATCATATGCATTTAAAAAAGCCCTCATAAAGAGAGCTTTTTGTTTGGGTTAGTTAGCGTCTGTAGTATGCGACGCCACGGTAAGTTAGTTTTACCATGAGTAGGTTCCTGTTACCACAGCCCCGTTTCATGCTGTGACTACCTGCGCCTCAGTTAAGAGGTAAACGGACGTAGGAATACTACCAAATGTTAGGGATCAATTGACCAGTGACTATGTAGCTTCCTAAAGCGGCCACTACACCAATCATAGCAAGTCTGCCATTTAATAGTTCAGCATCTTCATTAAGAGAATTAGCTTCTATGGCTCTTACTTGTGGTTCCTTTTGGATAACTTGAGTGTCATTCATGGTTAGAACTTGTACTTGGCTCCAATTTTGGTTCCATATGCAGTGTCAGCAGTATCATCAGTTACGAATGAAACTTCTCCGTATACATCTAACTTCTCAGTAGCTGCGATTTTAACACCACTTTTACCTGAGAAATCAGTTGTACCATCTACTCCATCAGCAGCTTGAAGTGCTGGACCACCTTGAATGTAGTATCCAAGTTGACCTGCTTTACCTTCATATCCGATATGTAGATCAGTTCTTGTAGACGTATAATCACTACCTGTATACTTTGCTTTTGACTCAGCATTTACATAGACACCAGCAAGGGCAGGAGCTGTACCTATACCTAGCAGGGCAGCTAGAGCGATTGCGAACTTCATAAATAGTAATAAAAGTATAGGCATAGTATAAGTGATAGTACTTAGCTAGTACTACGGTTGTTACTTAAAGAACAAATCAACAAACTTAGTTTTAAGTTTAATTAAGAGTAATCATAATAAGTAGTTTAAATATGACACATTACTAAGTGTCACATTAAGGGTTGTCTAGAGGACGTTCTTGTTTGTACGTTCTGTATGTCCTTTACAAATCAATTCAAATGATTCCAGTTTGCGGTACTTTTACAGGTTTTATACCTCATCATGTAAAACCACCAACATATCAAAATGCTCCTACTGACTTTAGGTTAAAGATTAAGGTGGACTCTGATGTAGACAGCTTATTAGAAGCTTTAACTGAAGCTTATGAGAAGGCATGTGACTGGTATAGAAACCAAGGAGGTGGTAATGCTTTCTTTGATGCTCCATTTACTACTGAGGAAGATGGTTCATTAATTGTTAAAGTATGCGCCAAGCCAGATTATAAGGAGTTTCCATTCCCTGTGGTAGACAGTGATTTAGTACCTATCTCAGAAGATATTTATCTTAGAGAAGGGACTAGCGTTATATGTCAAGTAAAGCCTAAGTTCATTTCTCCTAAAGCATCTAAGGGTGGTATGAGGTTAGTACCACAAGGTATGCAGGTTGTTGAAGCTGTAACTACAGAGGGTAGAGACGATGGTGTTTTCGATGTAAGCACTGCGTTTAAGAAGGGTAAAGGTTTTAAGCAAAGTAAACCTGCTGTTAAAGAACCTGCTACTGTAGCTGACGAAGACGAAGACTTCTAACGCTTATGACCTCCCGAAGATTCCACAAGTACGGTAGACGTACAAGAGATGGTTTTCGTTCGGGGTTTGAGTCAGAGGTAGCTAAGAGTCTCACTGCTGATGGGATTGCTTACGAATACGAACAACACAAGTATGACGTAGTAATCCCAAGACGCTACACACCAGATATAGTGTTAGCTAACGGTATAGTCGTAGAGATTAAGGGCTACTTTGACGCAGACGACAGAAGACTTATCAAAGTCTTTAAGGAGCAACATCCAGATATAGATCTAAGGATGTGTTTCCAGAATCCACATCAACGATTGTCTAAGACAGCAAAAATGTCGTATGCAACGTGGTGTGATAAGTACAACATTCCTTGGTGCAAAGGACCACACTTGCCTAGACGCTGGACTGCGCTATAGTTCAGTTGGTAAAGGATACCTGAAAGCCTCCAAGGATTGATCCCCATCTTGGAGGTTTTTTAATGTCAGTAATTCATTCTCCATGTCCCAAGTGTGGATCAAAGAATAACTTAGCTATTTGGGAAGATGGTAGTCAGAAGTGTTTCACTCCTGGCTGTAACTACCAAGTTTATTCCAACAGTTCTAATCCTTTACCTCAAATGAAATCAACTACCCAAGAAATTGAACCAATTATTGGTGAAGCAGTAGCAATAAAAGGAAGGAAGATACCGCAAGACAGTGCCAAGTTTTTTGACTATTTAAAAGGTACTCATGGTGGTGAGTCTGCTTACTTCTGGCCTATTTATGACAATCAGAGACGCTTAACTGGTTACAAGATAAGGAAGAAGAATAAACAATTCATCATGCATGGATCAAATGATGATAGTACTTTCTTAGGCCAAGAGAAGTGGGGTAATGGTGGTAAGTTGTTGGTGATATTTGAGGGTGAGTATGACTGTCTTTCATACCATGCTGTAAGGAAGTCATGGGCTTGTGTCTCATTGCCTAATGGAGCTGAGTCTGGGCATAAGATAATTAAAGCTCAGTTACCTTGGTTACTTAAATGGGAGGAGGTCATACTGTGTTATGACAATGATGAGGCTGGAAAGAAAGCAGCTCAAAGAGATATACAATTACTCCCACCACGTAAGGGGAAGATAGGTTCTATTGAGGGTTATAAGGATGCTAATGAAGCTTTAATGGCTGATAACTTTCAAGCTATTACAAGAATGGTTTGGGATGCTAAAGAATATGAGCCTGACGGTATAATCAACGCCTCTAAGTTACTAGAGGAAGTACTAGAAGATCCAAACGTAGACAGTGCTGAGTATCCATATGAGTTCCTTAATGACAAACTCCAGGGGCTACGAAAATCAGAACTCCTGACAGTCACTGCAGGAACAGGGGTTGGCAAGTCAACTTTTGTAAATGAAATTGCCTATGACTTATTAGTGCGACAGAATCAAACTATTGGGGTTATCTCATTAGAAGAGAATCTACGCAGAACTGCAAGAAGGTTTATAGGAATCAATCTCAATCATCCAATTCACATTAATAAAGGAGACATTACCGATGAACAAATCGAACAAGCATTCAAGGAAACCTTGGGTACGGGGAGGCTTTGGCTCTACGATCATTTTGGCTCCCTTGACTGTGATGTACTTCTTAATAGGGTCAGGTACTGTATTGTCAGCTTGGGTTGTGATTGGGTTATTTTCGATCATCTATCGATCTTGGTATCAGGTTCAGATGAAAGTAATGAAGTCAAGGCAATCGATAGGACGATGACAAAACTCAGATCTCTCGTAGAAGAGACTGGAGCTGGGCTAATATTGGTCAGTCACCTAAGAAGGCCACAAGGAAATAAAGGTTATGAAGATGGGCAGCAAACATCTCTCTCTAGTCTTAGGGGTAGTTCAAGTATCGCTTGCCTTAGCGACATTGTCATTGGCTTGGAAAGGGATCAACAAGACACAGACTCTGATGGAACAACAGTGCGAGTACTCAAAAATAGATTTTCAGGATGGGTAGGCCAAGCAGGTAAGGTAAAATATATGGATTCAGGTAGAATGATGGCGCTTGAAGATAACACCAACTTTGTAAAAGCTAATGGTTTTACTGAATCCGACTTTTGATGTATATATAACTCGTATTAATACTACAAAGTACTCCGTTTTCGCTGCTTCTGAGAAAGCAAAACGTCCTTTACAAAGTTACTTTAAAGCAAATGATTTCGTCCACTCAGTTGGAAAGGACACACTTAAAGCCCTTACCAACTATTGCACCAGAAACAAACTCACTACCTACTTCAACGATACTGTTCGACATAGAAACGAACGGTTTGAAGATTGAAGATATTACTAAGATACATTGCTGTGCAATTAGTGATAGTAGTCAGATCAAGCTATACAAAAAGGATTGGCTAAAGATACTAGAAGAGGCTGAAATATTAATAGGACACAACATAATTCAATATGACATCCCAGCGATCAAACATATTTACCCAGAATTTAAACCAAAGGGAAAAGTTATAGATACTTTGATATTGTCACGAATGTTTTATCCAGACATTCTTGATATCGATCATAAAAGGAAGTGGAAAGATATGCCAATTCAAATGTATGGCAGACATAAGTTAGAGGCTTATGGATACAGACTTGGGTTACATAAGGAACACGCAGATATGACAGATTTTTCAGAGTTAACTGAAGAATTAGCAGAGAGATGCAAGTCAGATGTCAAGGTGACTGCTATGCTCTGGCGTAGGCTGCAGCCAAAGGTTAACAAGTACCCTTCTGCTGTTGACCTTGAGATGAGGTTTGCAACTCTTATCTCAAAACAGGAACATTCTGGTTTTGCGTTTGATTGCGAAGGGGCAATGAAACTAGAAGCAGAGATTGTTTCACAACTGAAGAGCATTGACGAAAGATTGAGACAACGGTTCCCTTTCGTTGATGGAGGATTATTCACTCCTAAGCGAAATGATTCTTCTAGAGGATATGTAGCTAAAGCCACTATGTGTCGTTTGGTTCCTTTGAACCCTAACTCTAGGGATCACATAGCTTGGGTTTTAAAGAATCATCTGAAGTGGAAAGCAGAAACCTTCACTAATACAGGGAAACCAAAGATTGATGAAGGGGTTCTTAAGAATATTCCTGGAGCGGAGGATTTTGTGATTTCGCTTACTCTTCAAAAAAGACTCGGACAACTAAGCACTGGTAGCAATGCTTGGTTGAGATTGGTCGGGTCAGACAATCGTATTCATGGAAGTGTTATTACGGTTGGTTGTGCTACCCAGAGAGCTAGTCACGTCCACCCCAATATGAGCCAGTGTCCTGCTGTTAGGTCAGTACTGGGATCGGAGTGCCGAGCTTTGTTTGGACCTAACGTTCTACCTTATCCACCCCTAAAGGGACGTTTATGTAAGAAGAATCCGATGGTAGAAGAGGATTTCCCCAAGCAGGTTGGCGTTGACTTATCTGGAATCGAAGCAAGGGCATTAAGCTCCTACTTATGGCCATTCGACAATGGGAAGTTTGCTAAGGAGGTACTTGAGGGCGACCTTCATAAAGCGAACCAACTTGCCGCTGGCTTGGAAACTAGGGATCTTGCAAAGACGTTTTTTTACGGCCTTATTTATGGGGCAGGTTCAGAACGCCTAAGCAAGATCACTGGCCAAAATGGTAAAAAACTAAAGCAAAGGTATTACAAAAATATGCCGGCTTTAGCGGAGCTTACTAAAAGAGTAACAGCAAAAGCAGGTGAAGATGGCTTTATTAAAGCTATAGATGGTAGACCTATTAAGATTAGATCACCTCATAGCGCACTAAACTTTTTACTCCAGAGCTGTGGTGCAATTGTAAGCAAGCTTTGGTACAACATTTGTTATGACGATATAACTAAAGCTGGTATGGTCTATGGAGAAGATTGGACCTTCTTAGCTCACATTCATGATGAGATTCAATTCTCAGTAAGAGGCTCTCTTTCTCAACAACTAGCAGAAATAGCTACAGAGGCTTCAAAAAAAGCTGGTAAAGAGCTTAAGATAAGAATACCCATAGAAAGTGAGTATAAAATTGGACTCAATTGGGCAGAATGTCACTAAAATTTGTAAAATCTGTGGCCAAGAAAAATATTCAGATGATTTCCATGCTAATGGGACTTGGACTAGACCTGAATGTAAAGACTGTTTTAATTACAAACAAAGTTTATATATGAAACTACGCAAAGGTCAGACTACACCTGAAGCAGGTACTCCTTGTGAATGTTGTGGTGATAGTACTTCTACTCCTCTTCATTGGGATCATGACCATGAAACTAGTAAACATAGAGGTTGGTTATGTTCCAACTGCAACACTGGTATAGGAAAATTAGGTGACACTTTAAAAGGTGTCCAACAAGCTGTTGATTATTTAGAAAATTCGATTAATTTTAATAGCGATCAGGAAGGTTAAAACCTTTTAGTAATTTGGATTTGAGCACTATCCAAATTATTGGGTGAGGAGGGGGAGGACTGTAGTTGGTAGCAGTCTTTCTACCTTTCTGATCACCTTTTTCTAATAATCAAAATGAAGAACAGACCTGAACCTAATCTCAGTCTTCAAAATTACAAAGAAGATATTTTAATTCGTTGGGATATTCATCTCTATGAATGGTCTTCTTTAGTGGAAGATTGTAAAGGATATTACGAATATCTAAAACCTAAAGTTAAGGCAGTGATTACCTACTGTAAGGATTCATATAGGAGAGCTTTTGGGTCATGAAATGCATTCTCTGTAAATCACGTACAACAGTATTAGAGTCACGGTCTTATACCCATGAGGGTCTTGTTACTAGAAGGCGTAGGGAATGTATTAATAAGAAGTGTAAACATAAGTTCACTACTTATGAGAGTTGTAAGGAAAAACCTCTAAGACAAGGAGAAGCTAAATTAGTTAGTTTTTCTGTACGAGATGTAGATGAAGCTATGGATGATTTACTAAGTTCTATCCATCAGTGTCAACAAATCAGTAGGAGTATTACTGAAAAATGCACTTACTAATCGATGCAGACATGCTTCTGTTCCAAGCTGTCAAGGTTTGTGAAGCAGAAATCGAATGGATGCCTGATGTTATTACTACACATCTAAATATTAAGGAGGTTGAGTTTCTATTTGATTCCTTCCTTCAGCAAAAGAAAGACCAAGTAAGAGCTACTCAGGTTAGTCTTTGTTGGACTGCTGAAGATAACTTCCGTTATAAGATAGATCCAACTTATAAAGGTAATAGAAGAGGTACGTGGCACAGGATTAAGCCTGTAGGTTTTAAAGAAGCTAGACGTAGGATTGAAAATTCTTATCCATCGGAGTGCTGGTATAGACTAGAAGCAGACGATATTCTTGGCATTTTAGGGACCAGATTGGTTAACCATTCGCCTGTTATATGGTCTGGTGATAAGGATTTACAACAAATCCCTGGTTTTCATCTTAATGATGATGGAGACATCTATTTAATTTCAGAGAACGAAGCTGATGCCTATTTCTACCGTCAGTGTCTCATTGGGGACGCTGTTGACGGCTATAGTGGCTGCCCCACTATTGGTAAAAAAACTGCGGAAAAACTCATACCCCTTGAAGAATTCGACGCTACCTCCGCATGGAGAACTGTAGTTGAGACTTATAAAAAGAAGGGTTTAAGTGAAGAACATGCCCTAAATCAGGCAAGGTTGGCCCGTATTCTTAGGGCTACCGAGTACACCTATGACGACATTGTTTTATGGACCCCACCAACCCTTCCTACTACGGCCACGACCAAGCCGTAGTTGAATGTATTGACTACATTGAGAGTCATGCATTTGATTTTCTTGAAGGTAACGTAATTAAATACGTCACCAGATATGAATCAAAAAATGGTCTTGAGGATCTCAGAAAAGCTGCTTGGTATCTTCAGCGTTTAATCAAACGTGAAGAGAACAAAATGCGACCCCATGACGTATCCTTATACAAGTCCCTATTAGAAGCTGAATCTAATGACCCTGAGTTCCAATGCCGAGTTGGTAAAGACATGGATGCTTTCTGCGGGCCAATTAACCAGTCTTGATTCCCATAAGAATGGTGGGACCATTTACCAAGAACAGCAGTTAGGTTTTGTTGAGGAAGAGTTTTATGAACTCCTCCATGCTTTTAAAAATGAAAGCCGTGAACAAACCATTAAAGAAGCAGTCGATGTACTTTGGACTACTTACGGATTGTTACATCTAATTGGTGTAGATCCTGATGAAGTATTTGACAGAGTGTATGCTTCCAATCAAACTAAGATCCCTTTTGAATTTAAAGACGGCAAAGTTCAAAAAGGTAAAAATTATGTACCGCCAGTTTTAACAGACCTATGAAACTCAAGGAACCACTTCTTCAAGATAAATTCACACCTGCTTTAGCTATTACAGGCAGAGTAGATAGCTGGTTAAAAGAGCCTACAAGACGTTATCCGATGTCCTGTACTGTATTCGTTGTGGAAGACACAATGGACGAGCATGAGGACGGCCTGGAGGGGTCGTGGGAGTTTTGTTCTAAAGCCTTGCGCTATGGAGCTGGTGTTGCTATCCATTTGAGTAAGTTACGTCCGAAAGGGTCTGAAAATGGGAAGGGACTTACAGCTTCAGGACCATGTAGTTTCATGGAGATCTATAGTAAGTTCAACGAAACCCTTCGGAGAGGGGGAGAATTTAAAAATGGTGCGGTTTGCTGTCATATTGACTGGGACCATGCTGATATTCTTGAGTTTATTTCTTATGATCGTGCTCGAATACCTTGGGTTAAACGTTGCGTCAATGTTGATGAAAATGTAATTAACAAACCAACAGTTTTAAAGGCCATCATGGATGGTGCTAGTAAAGGAGATATATGGATTGTTAAGAAGCAGTATGACAAAGAAGGTGAAAGGATTTATCACAATGTATGTCAAGAGATTTTAATTAAGTCAAGGGATACCTGCCTCTTGAGTCACATAAATTTGGGTGGAGTTACTTCAATTAGTGAGATACCTAGTGCAATGGCTCATGGTATGGAATTTCTATGCCTTCTTTTCCAACAAACTGGTGCTGATCAGTCTGGTATTTATAAAAGAAGAGATAACCAAGTAGGTTTAGGGGTATTAGGTTTATCCAATCTATTAGCTATTGAAGGTGTATCTTATAAAGCTTTTGTCTCAGCTCTTAGGTTTAGAAACTTACATCCATCATCTGAACCTCCTGCAGGTATAACTATGGCTCATTCAATAGCTGTAGCTTTAGATGTTGGATATAAAGAAGCAGCTAAAGTAGCTGAAAGATATGGTATGACTAGGGCTTTTACTATAGCTCCTACTGCATCCTGTGCTTATCGTTATAAAGATAGAGAAGGTTATACAGCTTCGCCCGAAATATCACCTCCCATAAGCAGAGATGTGGACCGTGATAGTAGTACTCTTGGCGTTCAAAGTTATCAATTTAATCCTAAGTGTGAGATTGCTGAAGAAGTTGGTTGGGATACTTTCTTTGAGTTGAATTGTGAATGGCAAGTCATGATGGATAAAACCAAGAAGGCTCATGCTATCTCAATGAATTGGTGGTCAGATATGGTAAAAATGGACAGAAGTTTTATGGATAGATGGTTAAATTCACCGCTAAAAAGTCTATACTATTCTTTACAGGTACAACCAGATACTCAAGACAAAACAGATATATATTCCGCACTAGGGGATACAGCTATTGTTGATGAGTATTTGAGTGAAATCCTGAATGCAGATAACGCTCCAACTTGTGATTGTGCAGAATGAACCCATACGATAAGCTACTTGCTAGAAAGAGGACATGGACTCCTGTAAAAACTAGCAAAGGATTCATAAAGGATGAAGCAGTCGATGTTATTAAACGTGCTCTGGCAGTACGGCATATGGAGCTTCCAGTCGGGGATTATATCTCTGAAGCTATTGATGAAGTTCCAGAGGCATCTAGAAAACTACTCCTGTCAAACGTTCAGGATGAAATAAAACATGACATTGCTCTTAACTTTGCTGTCGATGCTCATGGTGAAGATCCGCAGTCGGAGGCAGAAGCTTTCAAACTCAGAGACGCTTGGAACGCACACCCTGACCACACCATCCTCAAAGCCTTAGTAGCTGAACGTGCAATCTTCTTTGTTCTTCTCCCTATGTTTAGGTTCCTTGGCGATTCTGGTCTACGCACAATTTCGGCAGACATTTCGAGAGACGAAACCGTTCACGTCGGATCTAATAGCCTTGTATGTCATGAGTTGGGGCTATCTCCTTCTCCTTCTTTGGATAAACTTAGGAAGGCCACCATTAACTGGGTTCTTCAACCTCTAGGAAAATCAGAGGATAGGTATTTGAATAAACAATTCTGGCTAGATCAGAGTGATAATCTGATGTATGCTGGAAAGGCAGAAGGTCTTTCTGATACTCGAAGAGCCAGAATGCCAGCGTTCTTTGAGACAAGCAATCAGGATTTACCAAGTTATGCTTAACAATGATAATGATTTAAGGCCAGCATATGCTTTTGCTTATGTAACTGAGCCTCAAGATATTAAAGAAGAAGAAGAGGTTAATTTATCTCCTACTGTTTTTAAATGGTTTTGGGTTGTAGCAACTATTGTTAGCCAAGTTGCAGCAAATAGAGCTAAAAGAAGAGCAGAACAGAAAGCAAAAAGAGATATAGATGCTGCAAATAAGGAGGTTCAAGCTTCACAACAGAAATACCAAGATGCAAAAGCATTAGGAGATCAACAAGTAAAGGCTCAAGAAGCAGCAACTGCACGACAAGCTGAAGCTCAAAGAATTGCTCAAGAAGAATCAGATGCCGTATTAGCTCAAACTAAAAAGGACACCTTTGCTGCAGAACAAGCAGCAAAACAAGAGATAGGTTATGCTAAAAAGCAATCACAACTTTCATTAGCTTCTGCAGAGGCACAAGCAGAGCAACAACTAGCTCTACAACAAGGCTCTGAAGAGACTGGTTCAGCAGTAGGACAGCCTGGAGTTTCTTACACACCAGTTAAACAGACATCTTCTTTAGGTATTGGTGGTACTCAGGAACCAGATGAAGGTGTAGAAGCTCCTAGTGGTTTAACTATATGATTCCTGTGCCTAATTTAACTAAAGAACTTATTGATTATTTGGAATCACTCTATCCAGATAAGGCTCCAGATATTAGTATGGAAGAAAGGCGTATATGGTACGTCACTGGTCAGGTGTCAGTTGTACGCCATCTAAAAGACCAGTATAATTTACAAGAGGAATCTAAGTACAACTAAAATATTATGTCTTGGTTAACAGCAGCCACTTTTTTAAGCGCAGGAGCTACCCTTTATTCAGGGTATAAATCTGCACAAGCAGCTAGGAGACAAGCAGCACAATTTGAAAGTCAAGCTGCTGAAACTAAGAAGCAAGCTGAAGCTAGGTTAGCTCAAATGAAACTCGATTCTAAACAGAGTCGGTTACAATTTGAATCTAATCTAAAACAATCCAAACAACAATCTGATCAATTAAAAGCACAAGCATTACAGGCAAAAGCAACAGCTCAACAATCAATAGCACAGCAGAAAACTTCATCTGCTTTAGCTATACAACAAAACAAATTAGCATCTGCTATTGCTCTTCAAAAGAATAAAACTAAAGTAGCTAGCCGTACTCGTAAAAAGCATGGCACTCCTACATCATTAAGAACTGGTTTATCTATGAAATCTGGTTTAGGTGGTTCTAGTTATTCTCAAGGATCTGGTACTGCTGGAGGATTAAATGTCTAAAAAATTTACCGCAGAAGGTAGATATAGTTCTTTAGAGCCTGAAAAAAGTCTTTATCTAGATAGAGCAATTGAGTGTAGTAAATATACACTACCTACTCTTATTACTGATAACGATAGGAGTTCAGGTAGGAATGCATATACAAAAATCAATACTACATACCAAGGCTTAGGAGCTAGAGGTGTTAATAATTTAGCAGCTAAACTTTTAGTTGCTTTGTTACCTCCAAACCAAGCATTCTTTCGTCTTTCAGTAGACGATATGAAACTCCAGCAGGAGTTAGAAAATTATAAAGATTTACAATCTAATTTTGATCAGCAGTTATCTTTAATGGAACGTGCTGTAATGCGTGACATTGAAGAATCAGGAGATAGAACAGCATTATTTGAAGCACTCAAGCATTTAATTATTGGTGGTAATGCTTTACTTTATGTAGCTGATAATGGTACTAGAGTTTATCCACTTAAATCTTTTTGTTTAAATAGAGATCCAGAAGGAAATATTCTTGAAGTAGTTGTTAGAGAAGAGATAAGTCCAGATGTGTTACCAGATGGTGTAGCTAAGAAAACACATGATGGTAAATATGTAGATCAAACTTGTTTCTTATATACCTACATTGAGTGGGATCATAAGAAGGATAAGTGTTATTGGTATCAAGAGGCTTACGGAAAGCGTATAGGTCAACAAGGATCAACACCTATAGAGAAATCTCCTTGGATTCCTCTCAGGCTTTATAGAGTTGCACATGAAGCTTACGGACGTAGTTTCTGTGAAGAGCTACTAGGTGATCTTAAATCTCTTGAGTTTCTTTCAAAAGCTATCGTTGAAGGTAGCGCAGCGTCAGCACGAATTTTATTTCTCTGTAACCCGAATGGTACTACAAGGCCAGATAGTCTTGCCAGAGCCGCAAATGGGGCCATTGTAGCGGGAAATCCAGACGATGTAGCACCACTGCAAATGCAGAAACAAGCTGACCTTACAGTAGCGTTAAATACTATTGCAAGGATTGAGCAAAGATTGAGCTTTTCGTTCTTACTTAATAGTGCTATTCAAGCTGGAGCAGCAGGACGGGACCGAGTCACTGCGGAAGAAATCAGAATGGTTGCAAATGAGTTGGAGACTGGGTTAGGAGGCGTATATTCTATACTTTCTGTAGAAATGCAGCTACCTCTAGTACATCGAAAGATGGCAATGATGGAGAGACAGAAACGTTTACCTAGATTACCAAAAAATATAGTTAAACCTCGTATTACTACAGGTCTTGATGCTTTAGGTAGAGGTAATGATAAAGCTAAGTTAATTGAATTTATACAAACATTAGCTCAAACTATGGGTCCAGAGACGATGGCTCAGTTTGTTAATACTAGGGAGCTTATCACTAGACTTGCAGCCTCAGATGGTTTAGAAACCTATAAGCTAATCAAGTCTGAAGACGATCTTGCACAAGAGCAACAACAACAGGCTATGATGATGCAACAGCAACAAGCAGCGCAAGATCCTCAAAATGATCCTGCAAAGCAAGCCGCACTTATTAAAGCTGAAAATGACTCAATCAGGACAGACCAAGAAACAGCCCCTCCAGCAGGAGAAGAAGGTGGAATCTAAGCCAGCAGTTCTAGAAGAACCACCAAAGGGTAAGTCTAAATCTCCATATGAAATTCTTATTGAAGAGTTAAAAGCTAAGAAACCAGAAGTTTATGCACAATATAAAAGGGCGCTTCAAGCAAAAAAACCTGCTTGGGTGTATCCTGATCTAACTGTCCGTATTGGTTAAACATGGAAGTTAATGTTCAAGAGCAGGAAACCAGTTCTTTTAATGAACAGGACCAACAGGTCATTGATGGTAAGGAGCCTCAACAAGAAGGTCAGCAGGAGGAACTCATTGGTGGAAAGTTTAAGACTGCCGATGAACTTCTCAATGCTTATCAAGAGCTTGAAAAGAAACTTGGAGGTAATTCCAATACTGGGTACGAAACTAAAACAGAAGAGAATGAGGAAAGTGAGGAGGTTCAGACTGAGGAACCTCAATCAGTACAACTAAGTGATGAACAAGAAACCACCATTGTTGACAGTATTGGTGGTCAGGATAATTTTAAATCTGCTCAGGATTGGGCACAAAAAAATCTAGATCAAGAAGAGTTAAACGCCTATAACAGAGAAGTTAATAGTGGAGATTATTTTCGTGCTAGGAATGCACTTCAATCTGTTTACTTTGCTTTTAGAGAAAATTCTGGTGTAGAACCTGAACTTGTTAGCGGTAGGTTATCTAATAACAGTACAGATGTTTACCGTTCTACTGCGGAGGTAGAGAGTGCTATGAATGATCCACGTTATTTACATGACGCTGCTTATACAAAAGACGTAGAGGATAAAATGTCAAGGAGCGATATACTTAGCCCTAGATTTTAAGGTATCATAAGTATAGCTTATGTAAAATTGTTGCCTCTGAGGAGATAACAGCAGTGGTGACGTAAGTCTTATCACACTAATCTATTTTTTTCTAGGTAATTTCGATGCCTGATTTTTCATCGATTTCTAGATTAGGTAGTGTTAATGGCGTACAATATAACGCCAACGCTGCCGCTGGAAATTATGAAAGGGAGAATGCGAACTTCCTGAAAATCTTCTCAGGGGAGGTACTAACTACCTTCAATAGGGAAACGATTTTCAAAGATCTAACCATGAAGAGGACGATCTCTTCAGGAAAATCCGCAGAATTTCCAATTACGGGTCGTTTTTCGAGTCGATATCACCGCCCAGGTGACTGGATAACAGGCCAAGGCAACAAAGGTGAGATTGGATCAAAAATTATTACAATTGATGATCTACTTGTCGCAGATGTCAGTTTGTATGATTTAGATGAAGCCAAACTTCATTGGGATGTTCGTAGCATCTACAGTAAGGAATTAGGAAGAGCTTTAGCAAGGAGCTATGATAAGCGTCTAGCTCGTACACTTCTTTCTGCTTCTGAGTCTGATGGTCGTGTTGATGATTGGGATTCAAAGAGATTCCAGTTGAACGCTGCTACTTACGCTTCTGTAAGTACAAACACCATTACACTGTCAGCTAACTTCCAGACTGCTGAACTAAGCTACTGGGCTGTTGGTACAACTGTTTATGGTGAAGACTCTGGTGCTTATGCTGTTATAACAACAGCTCCAACTAACGGTGCTGCAACATTCGTTGTTAACCCAATCAGTGCTATTGGTACTGGTGCTAACGCAGGGTTCACTGTTGGAGAGCGTCTATTCGTACTTAACAAGCTTCCTGGAGGAACATCATACTCAGGTATTAACCTGAATGGTGCTGCTGACAGAAACGCTAGAGGCGATCTTATTGTTGAGAACCTTTACAAAGCTTGTCAAGCACTTGACGAGAAGGATGCTCCATCTGAAGGCCGTGTGGTTGTTCTAACCCCTGGCTCCTATTATGATGTCATCAACTCTGACAGAGCGATCAATACTGATTGGAACGGTGGTAGTGGACAGAACGGAACCTTCAAGGGTAACAACGTTGCCCGTGTTGCTGGTTTCGAGGTTCGCCTATCTAACCATCTAGGAATTAACAGCTACACATCTGGTCAAACATACGTTGGACTTGATAACCAAGCTGCTACAACTAGAGGTGAGCGTCCTAACTATACAAATAGTAGAGACGGTTCTGATGGACAAGCTGCTGCAGGATACAACGATTATTGGCAGGATGAGCAAGGTAACACTTCAAGCGTTGCTAACTTGTTCGGTCTTTGCTTCACAAAAGAAGCCGTTGGTACTGTTGCACTTAAAGACCTTTCCATGCAGATGACTGGTTCTGAGTACAAAGCTATGACTCAGTCCACCATGATGGTTGCTTCCTATGCAGTTGGACACGGAATACTCCGTCCTGATTGCTGCGTAAGCTTACTTCATGATGGTAATCCATACTAAACTGTAAGTTTCAGTTAAAACCTAATACAATAAGGGGAGGCGTAAAGTTTCCCCTTTTTGTTTAATATGAGAGGCTCAGGACGTAATAACAAATTTCCACTTGATCACATTTCAACATAATGGCTACTACAAAACTCAAGGCAGTAAATACTCTTTTGTCGGTTATAGGTGAATCTCCTGTTAACTCTTTAACTCCACCTTTAACTGGGGATGTAAGTCTAGCAGAAACTATTATTGATGAAATTAGTACAGAAGTACAGACTGAAGGATGGTCATGGAATACTAGACTATATGATGCAATACCTTTAGATGCCAGTGGACATTCAAGTTTGGCAAGCAGCACCCTTGCTGTACGTTTTAATCCCCTCTCTTATCCTTCACAACGTTTTGTTCTTCGTGGTACTAAGTTATATGATCGAGTAAAAAGTACATATGATTTAAGAACAAGTTTATCTGTAGCAATGACTGGTAGCACCAGTGATTTAATAGCTCAGGTTGTAGAAGAACTAGATTGGGATTCAATACCTGAGTCAGGAAGACGTTATATTATGATTAGAGCAGCACGTATCTATGCAAATAGAATCGTAACTTCAAGTAGTATAGAAGCTTACACAGCAGAAGATGAAGAAAGAGCACTTCAGAATCTAAAACGAACTGAAGATATGGCACAAAATCATAACTTTATTAGTGGTCCTAATGATATGTATGGTGGTCGTGTAACTACAACTTTTGGTCCTGATATACTAAACCGCTAATGTCTAGAGAACTTTTTAGTCAAGTTATTGGTCCTCTTAATAAAGGTGTTAATCAACAAGCCTCTAGTTTCGTTTTACCTGGATTTGCAAAGGTTCTTGAGAATGGTGATTGTGATCTTGTAGAAGGGCTTAAAAAGAGATTAGGTTCTGTACCTGTAAAACGTATAGATAATCTTACTAAATACGATGGTCATGGTACTCCAGGAAATAATCTAACGGGAACTATTAAATGGGATGAAGCTTGGTACTTTGTTTATAACAGAAGTGATACAGAAAGATTTCTAGTTGTTGTAGGAGATGATAGTAGGACTGTTACTAAGACTGGTAATGTAGCAAGTGGTAACTACACACTTACTAGTGTTAATAGCGTAACTGATATATTTGTAGGATCTGGTATTTCTGGAACAGGTATCCCAGCAGGAACAAAAATTGTAGATATAGGTACTACTACTATAACTTTAGATAAAGCACCTACAGCCTCAAATAATACAGTAACTTTTACAATTGAATCTCCTAAAACATTTGTAACAGGTGTTTCAGATGTTGAACCTATTAGTGGAGCCTTACCTACAGTAGTTCCTGTTCAACAGATTTTTAGTAATATTACTACTACAAACCTTGAATATTTAAGAGGATCAGGTAGAGCAAGAGATAGATTCAGAGCTACTTCGTTTCAGGATTATGTTTTTATAACAAACATTCAAAAAACTACAACATATGATTCTACAGAAACTTTAACTAGATATAATATTGCAGTTGTAAATAGTAATTATGAGCCTACTAAAGCTCAGGTTTGGGTTAAATTAGTTGATTACAATTCAGAATATAAAGTTGACGTTATTGTTTCAGATGGAAGTAGTGATACAACAATTAGTGGAAGTTATACTACTCCATCTCTAACAGACTCAAGTGGAAACCCAAATGTCGTTAGTTCTAAAGCTATTGCTACATCATTAAAAAGTGCTATAGATACAGCAGATTCAAGTAACAAACTAACATTCTCTGTTGTAGATTCTCAAATACTTATAGGTTTAGCTTCTGGTAGTAACTATATAAAAAGTGTTGTAGCTTCTGATGCTAGAGGTAATACGTTGATGTCTGGTTTTGCAAATCGTGTATCAACTATTGCTGAATTACCTTCAACAGCTTGGGAAGGTTACACAATACTGGTAGCTCCAGATGGTACAGCAGATAAGAGTTCTTATTATTTAAAATTTAATGCAGAAGGAACTTCTACTAATGGTGATTTTGCTAGAGGTTCTTGGGAAGAATCAGCAGCATGGGGATCAAGAGGTAAGTTAGATGATAATACAATGCCTCATGCTTTTGCATATTATAGAAATGATTCAGGTGTTGTACGCTTTACTTTCCAACCTTTTAGTGGCTCCACCTATACAGATGGAAGTACCAGTATAGAGTTACCTGGATGGGTAGATAGACTTTCTGGTGATGAAGATAAAATGCCAGGACCATCTTATGTTGGTTATTCTATTAACGATATAGTTTTCTTTAAAAATAGGCTTGGCTTTGTAAGCGGAGAGAATGTAATACTTAGTGAAGCTGGAGATTATTATAATTTCTGGCAGACGTCAGCTTTAGCAGTAGTAGATACTGATCCTATAGATTTAACTGCAGTTAGTAATGATGTAGCTGTATTGAACTATGCTTTACAGCAACAGGATGAATTAGTACTATTCTCTAATGAGAATCAGTTCAGACTTTATTCAGGTGATAACGTAACCTTTGCTCCAGAGACAGCGTCAGTAGGACGTATTAGTTCCATTAGTATGGAATCTAAAGTTAAGCCTCAACAGTTTGGTGCTCAAGTTATCTTCCCTGTTAAAGAAGGTGACTACACTGGACTACATACTTTTATAACAACTGATCGTACTGTTGGTATTAACCTAGGTCAGACTGCTGTTATTACTGAAACAGTTCCTAAATATATACCTAAGAATTTAGATTCACTTACTATTAGTAGTACTGACCAATATATGGTAGCTCTTAGTAATGATGATCAAGACTCTTTCTATATTTATCAGTTCTTCTGGGAAGCTTCTAGTGGATCTTTAACTAACAGACAAAATGCTTGGCATAAATGGACCTTCCCTAATAAGACAATTCATTGGTGTAGTTTTGTTGAAGGTACTCTATTATCAGTAGCTAAATACACAGAGAACGGTAGTGTTAAATACTACTTAGAAGGTCTTAATGTTTCTAGACCACCACAGGAAGATCAAGATATATTCTTATTGGATAGGCAGTTATCTAGTACGATTACTACAGATATAGGTACTGCTTCTTTTGCTTATAGTGGTGCAACTAATAAAACGACAGTTACATTACCTTATTACACAGTAAATCCTAGTCAGTTTGTTGTTATTAAAAAAGACAGTACAGATGCTAATGAAGCTGAAAAACGTTGGATCGTGGCTGCGTCTATCCCTGCTGGGGTTAATAGTTTTGTGTTGGATAGTTTGGGTGATTTTAGTGGATCTTCTTGGGCTTTTGGTGAAACCTTTACATTCAAGTTCCGTCCACCTCAACTCATGCCTTATAGCAAAACCGCTACGGACAGCACTTATATCGGTAATCGGACAGGTAGACTCCAGCTACGTTATGTGGATGTTTACTATAATGATGCAAGGTACTTTACAGTGGAAGTCACTCCTGAATTGAGATCTACAATTACTTATGAATTTGATAGGAGAGATCCATTAAATGCAAATATTATTGTTGGTCAAAAGTCCAGCTTTGATGAGGCTAAGTTCCGTGCCTATATTCAAAGTAAGAATGATCAGGTTACAGTGGAAGTAGTAAACAACAGTGTAGACCAGTCTAAGTTCATAGCTTTAGAATGGACTGGTCTGTATTTTAATGTAGCAAGGAAGTACGGTTAAATGGCAGCAGCACCTAAGCCAAAACCCACGAAATTACAAGCATCTCTGATGATTGCTGATGCTGCAGTAGGTGTAGGCTCTTTAGTCTTCGGACATCAAGTAGAAGCAGCAAATCAAAGGATTGAAAATGCTGGAGCTAAAATTAAATACTGGACTGAATGGAATAATACTAACCAAATAAATTATAGAAACTATTCACATCAAATGGCTCAGTGGCATGGAGCACAATTTTACGCTAACCAGTTAAAGGGTTATGAACAGGAATTAGCAAAAATACAAGCTGATTATAAAGGTGATGTAAGTACAGCAGAAACTAAGAAATTAGAAGATAAGATGGCTGATGTAGAAGGTCAGTGGTATGAAAAGGAAGCTACTGATGATATAGCTATAGATAAAATCAGAGTTGCAAATATAGTTGAATCAGCTCAAAAGAAAGTGAGAAACAGAGGTAAGGGTGTAGCAGTAGGCAGAACGATGGTTGGACTTGATGCTGTTCAAAAGAATAAATGGTTAGAGAATGTAGGAAATAGACAGTTAACTACTCAATGGCGTGTAGCTGACAAGATAAGACAGCATGAAGCTAATGCAGCCGCAGCAGAAAGTACTGTTAATCAGGTTAGATTTTATAACCCAAAACCTATTAATGATCCTGTACAACCTCAAGAACCATTAGCATTAGATGGTTATGAACCTATTGATAAACCAGGGCCAGGTGGATTAGGGTTTAAAGTTGCAGATTCTTTATTAGGCAATTTAGCTGATGCAGCTTCCAAGTATGACTTATCCTTTGGTAAAAAATCTAGTTAAATGACTGCTTCTTATACACCTAAACCTCAAAGACAGGTTAGAAACTTAGTAGCTGATCCAGCAAAAAAGTCTGATCCTGCAGGAGTAGATAAGCCAGCTCAATTATGGCAACAGCTTGGTGGACAGCTTATAGATAATAGAACCTATGACGGTTTAGTAAAACCTCAAAGGGATAATATGAAAGCCATTGAGGATTTCGTAGGAGCAGAAGGAGGTTATACAAAAACTTCTGAGTGGGCAGTGAGAGATTATGAAGAAAAGATTGCAGCAGACGTTGAAAGAGTATATAAGAAGACAGCAGAAGCTGAAGTAGCAAATTCTCTTATTAATAATGAAATTAAAAGACTTGCAAAATCAAAAGCTACAGCAGAGGCTGAACAGTTATTAAGAAGGAATAATTTAGCTGATCATTATTGGAATTTAAAAGATGCTGAATTAGCTGCTCAAGAAGTAACAGTAGGCTTAGAAGTTTTTGGAACACAAAACGCAGCAGCTTTAGCTTCTCTAGATGTTCAACAACGTTCAGCGATTTTACAAAAGAAAAGGGCTGAATTATTAGCTCCTTATAGTTCCTTACCTGAAGGCTATATAGGTGCTTATGTAGACCCAAAAGTATTAGTAGCAGATAAGAGTATAAAGGAAGCTGTTCTTAAAGAAGAATACAAGCTTAAAGATTTACAAAATAAAGAATTAGGTTCTAAAGAGGTAGTAAATAACTTTAGATCTGCAGCTATTTACGTACCAATAGCTAATAGCGAAGGACTTGAATCATTAGCTGGTTTTTCGGATAAGAAACTACAATCAGCTTATACTGATGGTTTAGCTACTTTTGCTAAACATAATCCTTTATATAGTAAAAATGGTGATGGGACAGGTGGTTTAAATAAATCAGGTGAAAGAGAATATAATTCAATGTGGTTTAATCTTGTACCAAGACTTTTCTTAAATAAAGATGGTGATAATTATAACGATGTAGCTACTAATCTACATTTTGGTTATTACTGGAAAGCTTTAGAGAAAGTACAAACATCTGATGGTATATCTCTATTGGACATCAAGCAAGATGTAGATGGTAAGAGTACAAGCTTAAGACAAACTCTGTTCTTCCAGATGAATAATGCTATTCGTATGAGAACGATGCTTGAAAATATGGCAAATCAAGAAGAGAGTAATGCAGCTAAGGAAGCTGTTAAGAGAGTTGAAAAAGATTACGCAGAAATATTTCCTACATTAAATGGTAAAGCAGAGCATGATGCTTATAGAGACAAAGTTAAAGCTCAATTTCTAGATGAGGATGATAATCCTATAAATATCCCTCCAGGATATACATATAAAACTTGGATGGAGAAAATAGATGAGAAGATACCTGAGTTCTTTAGATATGAATCAGCAGAGACTACTAGAGATAATTCACAGATAATAGATGAGTTATTAACTACAACACCTTATGCAGATATAGATGATATATCAAAAGATCTTGATATGACTCCTTATGGTTTTGATGGAACCTATGGAGACTTTTTTGAAGCTATTAAAAATGGTGCTTCTCATAAGTATTTATTAACAAAAACTGCTGCTAATAGTACTAATGCTGCTAAACAAATGGAAGTTCAAGTTGATTCCTTATCAACTCAACTTGTAGCTGGTTTAGAAGAGAACTTTAAACAGAGTTCTGTATATCAAGAGGCACTAGCTAATAACACAAAATTTCTACCACAAATAAACGAACTAATAGAGGATGCTTCTGGAGCTGCTGGTTTACTTTTAGAAGGTCAAGCTAAAAAATATATTAGAAAGGAACTTTTAAAATTAGATCCTCATGACAGGTTAAAGCCTGAAAATCAAGCAAAGATTTTAGCAGATGCTCAGAGAATATTTTATGAGCAGCCTAATTACAAAGACCCAACTTTATGGAGAGGAGTAGACCCAACAAATAAGGCGACTTTTGGTAGAACTATGCCTATCCCTATAGGTGGTGTTGACACATGGGATGAAACTTCTGGATGGGTAAATGGAGTTAATAATGATACTGATCTTAAAAATTGGTCAGTTTTCGCTAGACCTTTCTTTGTTCGTGGAGCTTCAGGTAGTGATGAAGGTAAAGCTAATGCTAATGAGTATTTAAGTAATAATTTTGTACTTAGTGATGATTCTTTAAATTCAATTAATGAATTTCTACTTACAGGCGATGTTACAAAACTTACTGAAAAAGCACAGAAGGATTTAAACCATATTAAATATGCCTTAGATGGAAATTTATCTTTAGGTGAAATAGCTAAAGCTCAGATGAATAGGTTGTATTCACAAGGTAAAGGTAAACCTCCAATTCTTATGGAGTCAGGTTACGATCTTCTCAATGAAAATTTAGAACAACCTATAGTTCAAACAGGTAATTCAGCTAGAGATGAAAGTCTATTTATTTATCCAGAGTTTTCAGATTCACAGGGAGGAATTGAATTTAAAATCCAACGAAATAACGGCTTACAAACAAGTAATAATATAGTTACTCCTTTCTCAGGTACAGTTGTTTCAGTAGCTGAGTACGAAGATTCAGGATTAACTGTTGTTTTAGAAACTGACGGTGTTTATGCTGGTGTTCCTAGAGGTACAAGAGTAGTTATAAGACATTGTGGCTCAACAGAAGTTAAAGAAGGTCAAACTTTATCTAAAGGTAACGCTATATGTATAGGAGGGGATCATGCAGTTTTACCTAATAGTACAGATGGTTCTACAACAGGAACTAATATAGAAGCTGGTCATGCAGTTATTCAATTCTTAGCTCCAGGAACTGAGTTAACAGATGAAGGTGAAGTAGGTAATATCCCTCTTACACCAGCTACAAATCAAGAACCATTAGGTGATGAATTTTATACTTATCCTTTAGGTACTGAATATTCTGGCTTACTTGATCCTGACATTCAAATGATGTTATTCCATCTACATTTCCAACCACATTATCAAGAAGGTACTCCTATATATGAATCAGATAATATAGACTTAAGTGGTGCAGACTACTATGACTTTCCTATAGATTAATAATGGGTGCTTATTTACCGCTTCGTAATGGAAGCCGTGAGTTCATAACAGATATGGATACCTATGATGAGAGGTATCAACAGGAATGGGCTGAAGAATTAAAACAGCAAGAGGAACAAAAGAAACTCCGTGAAAAGGAATCCCCTTTTGGTGATGGGATACTTAAAGATTTTAAAGATAAAGGAATTTTTAAATTAGGTACAGATGGAGAGGTGCTAAGAGGTGATGATCCTTTTACTGATGAAGTAGAAACAGATAAGCTTCAGTTTGCAGATGAAAAAGGTATAGGTGGAAATATACCAATAGGTATGCAGAAAAATATGATGGGTCAAGCGAAGATGCTTACGCATGGCTTATCTAATGTAGTTAATTTTCCTTTTGCTTTACACGATCTAGCTAAGACACAACAAGCCCTTCCATATCAAACAATACATAGTCTTTTTAAAAGTGAAGAGCAGAAAGAACTAGATCAACAAGCTTCAATGGAAGCCTTTAATGAATTACTAAGGACTGGTAAAAAACCAGATGGTACTTCTTATGGCATACAGGCAGATTGGGGTCCATTTGGAGAAATGTTCTCTCCTGACAGTGACTTTCAGAAAGCGTTACGTCCTACAAGTTTCTGGGGAAAGTTAGGTGCTGACATAATATCTGCTTTTACATTTGAAGGTGGTGCAAGAGCTTTAAGTAAAACAGTACCTAATCTTGTTGGTGGAGCATCAACCAAACAGTTAGCACTAAATCTTCCTAAAAGCTATGGGGTTTGGCAGGGTATTACAGAAAGGAATTTAAGTAAAGTCTACAAAGGTGTTGGTGCTTGGTTCTTAAAGGAAGGTTTATATGAATTAGGTATGGACATGATGTTCATTAGACCTGATTTACCAGAGTCTTGGCATGAACGAATAAATGAAATACAACAAGAAGCTTCACCTGAAGATCGCATCAACATGATGCAGATGTTAACGGCTGATACAGATGAAGAGTTTAATTTAGCTGTTGAAACTATAAAAGAATGGCCTATGACTCTAGGCTCTATGGTTGTATTAAGAGGTTTATTTAAGACTGCTAATTGGGCGCTTAGAGACGTATCTCAAGGTGTAGATCCTAAAGTTGCTTTAGATAATGCAAGTAAAAAAGTTGCACCAGAAATTGCAAAAGAAATAGAACCTATAGCAGCGGAGAAAACTGCTGAAGGTATTGAAGTACAGCTAGGTAAGGTTAATACCGAAATGAATCGGTTGGTTGACCAAAGTGCTCTTAATATTGCTTCTGGAACTAGAGCAGGTGCTGAAAGCTATTTAACTAAAAAATCTCAGTTAACAGAAGGTGTACCAGAACTTCAGAAACGTTTAAAGGGTACAGAACCTTTAGTTGAGAATGTTAAAGAAATAGATTCTCAGATTGATGAGATTCAAAAGAAATATTCTGTTAACACAGAAAAGCAAATAGCTAAGAAATTAAAGGACCAAACTGCTCGTGTAAAGGATTATGAAAGACAAATAAGAAAAGATCCTAATTGGATTAAATCTAGATCAAATAAAACTAAGTATAACAAAGCTTCTAATGCTGCTAAAAACTTACAGATTTTACAGGAATTAAGAAAAGCTAGAGGCTCTATGGTAGTAGAGCAGACAGGACTAACAGGAGCAGGAGATGTATTTGATTTACGTCAAGGTATTTCTGAAGAATTAGAAAGTATTTTTGACCAAGTAGATGAAGGTCAGATTGGTTTCGATAACGCTATTAATGATGCAACTATTTTAGTAAGACGCTTAGAAGAATTAGATAATTATCGTAGAGAACTTCTCAAAGGTAAAGGTCTAACTAGTGAAATAGATCTTCAATTCCCTGGTGTAAATGGTTTTGTAATGAGAAAACTACGTCAAATAATTAATGACGTAGGTGTAGCAAGAGCTGCTGGTGGTTTAGATGAAAAGTATATGAATCAAGTGGTTCAAGAAATAGATGAGCTACATCATAAACTTATAGGTAAAGGAGGAATGGCTCCTGTTGTTCCTGAGCAACCTGAAGCTCTCAATATCCCTGGTGATACTAAGAAAATAGAGAAATTAACTGGAGATTTAGATGCTGATCCTTGGATAGATGAGCTTGCAGAAGGTGTTGAAGAAGGTGCTCAGAAAGGTGCTACAGAAGCTGTTGAAGAAGGTGTTCCTGCTGCTGAAAAGACTATAGATGTAGGTGCTGTTCCTGAAGAGAAAGCTGGAGCTATAACTCTTTCACAGGCTATAGAGCAAGTAGGAGAAATACCAGAAGCGAAAAAGAAAGGTTGGAAAAAACTTCTAAGAACATTACCAGAAGGTCAGCAAGCTGAAGTAGCTATAGATAGAATAATTGCTGCTTTTGAAGAATTTTCAAAGGGTGCTACTGCTAAGGATAGAGTATGGCCTGTTAGTTCAGTAGGTGATTTAGCTAGATTCTTAAATATAGTTAGAGTAATGATTGAAGAAGGGACTCAGAAGGGTCTTAGAGATCTTGAGAAGACTTTAGCTGCTTATGACAAGTTAACTTTAAGTGGTACTGGTAGAAGAAAGTATATTCAGGAATGGTTCCCTGGAGTGAAGGGTTTCTTAAAATCTGGTAGAGCTGTAAGAGATATTAACGCAGGTAAGAAAGCAGATCCACGACCTAGTTTATTTGGTACTACACCAGATACTCAGAAAGCTTTACCTCCTATTAAAGAGAACAAAATACCAAAGCAACCTTCCCCTATTGAAGTAGAAGCTCCTATTACAACTAATAAAGAAGGAACACCAGTAGTTGATAAAACTGAACTAGCTAATAGAAGAGCAGCAGCTAAACCATTTAGAGGTGAATCTACAAAAGCTAAAACACGTAGAACTATACAAAGAAAGAAAACACCAAAACTAGAAAAACCTACAACTGAATTTGATGCACAGCAAAAGTTAAATACCTTAGAGCAAGGTATAGCTAATCAAAGAAAAGCAGCAGAGGAGTATTTAAAACTACATCCTGGTGACTTTAGAGGTGCTTCTGAGATATTTAATAAAGGTACTACAGGAGAACTTTATAACTCTACTGCAGAAGCTGTTGAAGCTTTTGTTGGAAATATTCAAGCCTATAGGACACCTAATAAGAAAACTTTAGGTGCAGAGATGATAAAAGCAGCAAAGGTGATGTCAACTGTTGTTGGTGAAGAGCAGTCTGTGGTGTGGGAACGCTTCATGCTGTATGCAGAATTAGAAGATATAGCACAGAATATTTCTGAGAAATTCCATATGGTAACTGCTGGTGTCTCAATGATTGAGGAGACAACTAACGCAGTCTTAAGAGAGGCATCTAACTTAAATAAATACTTTGGTGTAGAAAGAGGTATAGTTGAAAACTCTTTAGCAGATGCCGCTAATCAAGCAATGATTGACGGTAAGTTAGTAACTAAGCAAGAAGCAATGGATAGGTTTGTTCTTGCTTGGCGTAATTTTGATAAAATGTTAAGTGCTACTGAGCGTACTTTCTACGCTGCAGGTAATTTATTAGGTATATTGAAGGATGAGTTTAGGATCAAAGTAGCTGGTGGTAAAACTTCACCAATCTTTAATGAAGTTAATAAAGAATTATTTGAACGTTTTGGTACTGAAGAAGATATAACAAAAGCTTTTACAGAAAACTTAGAAAAGGCAGATAAACAATTAGGAGAAAAACTTAACCCTACCTTTAAAAAATTACTTAATGGTGAAAAGTTAAACCAAGAAGAAATACAAGGATTTCAAATGTTTGTAGATAAGGTAAGGAGAACTAATGGAGATATAACGAAGCTTAAGGAAGTAGAGCTAGGTGGAGACGCTATTTTAGCAAGACTTCAGACTCAAAACCCATTGAGTACAATGCATGCGCCTTTTAACCTTCCGTTACAAGGTCTTGTAGATATGAATTTCCAGCTATTTAGCAGCATGTGGATAATGGCTGGAGACAGTGCTTTTAGTAGGTGGATTCTAAAAGATATTCCTAGAGCTAAAGCTAGCTGGAAGGAATACTTATGGGCTAGGGATACAATGCTGGTTGGACGTTATTCATTCAACCAAGGACTTCAAGACTCTTATTATAGATTCTTATTAGGTAAGAATATAGCTGATGCAGGTCAGATGTCTAACAGGGCTTATAAACTATCTCAAGGTGGAGTAGTAAGAGAGCAAGCGATACTGGATGATTTAGCCTCTACAAAAATGAATATACCACTAGTCAACTGGGTGCTTGATAAGAATAATATGAATAAGAAGACTTTTGAATTACTTAATAACACAAGAGTAGGAATGAAAGTATTCCATGACTACGCCATTCCTGGTGAAGCTTGGGAGTTAAGAAGTGGTATTGGTAAAACTTTAGGTGCTTCTACATCAGCTATTAGAGGACTTACTGGCTTAGGTACTAAGAGTTATTATCCTGGTGGTCAAGAAGTTAACATGACTCTTTGGGGTCAGATATTTGCAGCAGGAGATGAAATGGTATCTTCTATGTATGCAAACTCTTCAGTACAAGCAAGGGTAACTCAAAATGTAAGAAATATGCTTTCTCAGAAACTAGCAAAAGGAGATCTACGCCTTGAAGATGTACCAAGGGAAGGCAGCATTTCATTTAAGAAAGAGCTGGTAAAAGAAATGAAATCTATGTATGCAAACGGCTTAATTTCAGATGTTAAAGCAGGTTATAACAATCAAACTATTGGTAAAGCAATAATAGATAAGCAAATCCATGAACTTACTCAGATAGCTAACCGTACTGAAGAATTAAAAGGAATCAGAGCAGACGCTCAGAAGATGATTCAGCTAATGACTAAGAGTGAGAATCAGTATCTCAGGTGGTTTGGTAGAGAAATAGCTCCTATTACTGTGTCACCTCTAAATGAAATGAAGAAGATCGTTATGATCTCTGCTGGTGGTGAAATGCTTCAGTTTAGTGGTGATATGGCACTAACTGCAGCCCAGAAAATGGGGTGGGATAAAACGCTTAGTAATTTAAAACCTTTAAATATACCAGTAATAGGTAAAGAGCTTGATAAATATGCACCTCAGTGGGCTGATAAACTCAAGACTTTCAAAAGTAAATATACACATAAAGATCCTAAAATCAGAGCCGCAGCTCAAACAGCTTTAGCTTGGTCTATATCACTTAACGCTACCGTATTCGCCCTAACTCTAGATGGAGAGCAGGAGATAACAGGTAACAAGTTCCATACTTATAAATCAGATAAATTCCACAAAAAATCTTATGAGTGGACAGTTGGTGGTCGCCCTCTTCCTTATCGTTATTTAGGACTTCTAGGTTCCACTATTGCTCTCCATGCAAATATGAGAGATGCTGCTCAGTTTGGAAGTAGTAGAGCAGATGCAAACGTACTGACAATGGCAATGATAATGACGGCTAATACGCTATTAGATACACCACAGTCACAAGGTTTCCAGCAGATTAATAGAGTTTTAGAAGCTGCAGCTAATGGCGATCCTTTCCCAGCACAGAAAATGATTTCAAAGGCTATAGAAAAAGCTTCTAGCCCTCACATGACTGCTAGAAGACAGATAATACAAGGATTCTTACCTGACATATCTTCAAGACCAGAGGCTAGATTTGGTAAAGGATGGAAAGAAAAGGGTAAATTAACTGATGCTATAGGTAGTGAGCTTAATCCTTTTACTGCTACAGCTAATTTAGCTTGGAGATCTCAAGAACACGATCTTGTAGGTTTAATAGCTAATTTAGTATTCCCTATAGCTACTGGAGCACTTGATGGTGAAGGTACGGTAAATGAAGCAGATAGTTATTACAAGAGTAGACAAGCTGTTTGGTATGGAGTACCAGGGGAACCTTTCCAATCAGAATATACAGGTGCTGCAATGCTTCCAAAAACAATATTAGGTAGAAATTGGTCTTTCCCAAATAAACTTAATGATCCTGTTAATGCAGCTATGAGTTTATATCTAATAAAAGGTGCTGATCATAAGTTATACTCTTCTAAATCATATGGAAACCTTCTAATAAACGACAGGGTATTAAATGACTTTAATCATTACTTACAGAATGAATACCAAGAATATAGTTTAGATGGTAAAACCTTACTAACTGGTACACACTCTATGTTCTTAGAAACAATAAAAAGTCCTTATTTCCAAGCAGAAAGTAAAGATCCTACTTCCCCTTATAAGATGCCAACACCAGCAATGCCTTGGTTCTTAATGCCTATATTCAAAGGAGCATTAAAGCCAGATGTTGATTGGAATCGTGCAGATAATCCAAAAAGACGTTTATTACAGAATAGAAGAGATACAATATTAAAAGGTGCTAAGGAATCTTGGTTCTTACAGAGCATTAAACATTACGACGGTGATTTAACTTTGAAGTTCCCCATGCCTCAAGAAATGGTTAAAAGAATCCAACTAAATAGAACTCAACTAGATTTTGACTAATGGCTTATTCATCTAGGACTTATACCCCAGGTTCCTCAACAACTACTTTTGCTCTTACTACTTCTGGTGGAGATCCTATTGGATATATAAGAGAATCTGATATTGCTGTAAAAGTAAACGGTAGTGTTGTAGCTGCTAATACTTATTCATTCTCAGGTACAAAGACTGTTGAGCAGCCAAGTGGAGGAAATATTGTACTTAATTCAGGTGTAACTGGAACAGTCATATTAGAAAGAACTACAGCTTTCCAAAATGCAACTGTTGTTTATACCGCTGGTTCAACTCTTACATCTACTGACCTTAACAACGCAGATAACCAAATTAGATTTAGTCTTCAAGAATTTGCTGATGATTACTCATCTCTACTAGGTACAGGAGGAAATCTAACTAACTTAGCTTCCTTTCTTGGTGGTTCAGATACTTGGGTTAGTAACGACGCTAAAGCAGCTACTACAAGTGCTATTGACGGTCAAATAGATACTAAAACAACAGCAAAAGTAAAAGACGACATAATTGCTACAGCTCCAGTATCCATAGCAGATGACAGCCCTAGTGCTGGAAAGATTACTATTTCTGTTGATGCTGAATTAACAGAGCTAGCCACAATGAGCACAGGTACTGCTCAGGCTTTAGCAGATTTAACAGGCACAGAAGTACAAATATTAGATGGGGCTACTCTTACAACTACTGAACTGAACTATGTAGATGGTGTTACATCCGCTGTTCAGACGCAGATAGATGGTAAGCAACCTTTAGATGGAGAGCTTACAGAGCTAGCTACAATGGCTAGTGGTACTGCAGGTGCTCTAGCAGATTTAACCCAAGCAGAAGTAGAGATACTAGATGGAGCTACGGTTTCTACAGCAGAATTAAACATTTTAGATGGAGTTACCTCTACAACAGCAGAATTAAACATCCTTGACGGTGTAACCTCTACTGCTGCTGAGTTAAATATCCTTGATGGGGTTACTGCTACTACAGCAGAGCTTAATTATGTAGATGGAGTAACTTCTAACGCTCAAACCCAGTTAGATGCTAAACAACCTCTTGATGCAGACTTAACAACTCTTGCTGGAATGCAGGGTGCTACTGCTTCAATCCTTGCAGGTAGTACAGCTCTTACCTCAACCCTAACTGAGCTTAACCAGATTGATGGTAAGACTATTGGAGAGACTACTCTTACTACTAATAGTAATACAGCTCTACCAACTTCTAAAGCGGTAGCTGATCACGTAGCTGGAGCTGTAACAGCAGTTGGAGGTTTAGTAGCCGTAGCCACTGAGGTTGCTTTCCCAGTAACTGCTTCTCAACCAGCCTCAGGCGTAGTTGTCAGTGTTAGTGACGCTGCAGGTGTGGTTATCAACGGTTCAGGTGTATCTACCACTGGTAGGACTACTGATGGTACACCTGCAACTGTAACTATAAACAACTTCCCATCTACTCTTTACAGTAAAACTCTAGCGGCTGGTGTAGGTCTACAAGTAACTTCTACAGGAAGCAGTAATACCTATAATTACCACAAAATACTAGCTTCAGAAGCTGACGTTGAGCAGCTTTCAGGTGATATAGACGACTTCAATGAGAGGTATCGTCACGGAGCTAATGACCCTGGATCTAATAACGATGAGGGTGATTTATTCTTTAACACGAACTCCAACACCATGAAGGTGTATGACGGTTCAGCTTGGGGAGAAGTTACATCAACTGGAGACTTTAAGTTCCTATTCTTATGTCCTAAGAGTGGTGGATCAGGAGCACCAACCTTTGACGGATCTGAAAAAGAGTTTGACTTAAGAGAAACAAGTAACTCAGGTACAGGAGCTAGTGTTACCAATGCTGCTCAGTTGATGATCTCAGTCAACGGAGTAGTCCAAAAACCAAACGCAGGTACTAATGAATCAGGACTAGATGGTTTTGTACTAGCTGATGCTAATACCATTAAATTCTGTGGAGCACCTGCTGCTAATGATGAGATATTCGTTATTCAAAGTGGTTCAGCCGTAACCCTTAACGCTCCAGCTAATAACACAGTTGCTACAGATACTCTCCAATCTCAAGCTGTTACTGAAGCAAAGATGCTTATCAGTAACGCACCTGGTGATGGTAAATTCCTACAATATAAAGACTCTTCAGATAAGCTAACTTGGGCAGATGTACCAGCAGGAGTAGGAGGTGCAACAGGCGTTGATTTTAATGATGGCGTAAAGGCTAGATGGGGTACAGGAAACGATTTAGAAGTATATCATTCAGATACTGGAAACAAATCATTCATAACTCATTCAGGAGCAGGCGCATTAGAAATTTATAGTTCTGGTGATAATACTTTGATTAAATCAGATGAAGACGTTTATTTAATGGTGAATGGTACAGAGAATGGCGTTTATGTTCAAAAAAATGGGAAAGTTGCACTATATTTCGATAATGCACTCAAGGCAGAAACGGTAACAGGCGGCTTCACTATTTCAGGAACTTGCACTGCGACCTCATATGCAGGTGATGGATCATCTTTAACAGGTGTCGCTTCAGCTACAGCAGATGGTTGCTTATATGAAAACAACCAGTCGATCACTAACAACTATACGATAGCGTCAGGAAAGGGAGCACATTCCGTTGGCCCTCTTGCTATTAGTGCCACACTAACTATTAACGGAACCTTAGTTATAAGCTAGAATAACTTTATGGCAATCACGTTAAACGGATCGAATAATACAATCGCTGGTTTAGCTGTTGGAGGCTTGCCTGATGGAATAGTCGATACAGATATGTTGGCTGCAAATGCAGTGGCAACAGCAAAGATTCCTGATAATGCAGTTACAGGGCCAAAAAGAGGAGCAGGTGCGGTTCTTCAAGTTGTAACTGATATTGACGCGGGACAATTCGTGACAACCAGTAGTTCGTGGCAGTGGCAGGGCTTAGATGTAAGTATTACCCCGTCTTCTGCAAGTAATAAAGTTCTTATTCTTGTTGGATTAGCAATGGATGGGCAAAGCAACCAAGCTTTTATGACTTTGTATAGAGGAACCGATAATCTAGGAGGAACTGAAGGATTTGGAGCAGCCCAACATGAGGCTAGATGTATATCAGGTCTTGTTTATTTAGATAGCCCAACCTCGTCAGTACAATATAGAGTAGCTGTTAGAAATGGTAATAACTCTAGTACCATTGAATGTCCTCCTTGGTCTTCTGGTAAACAATCAATAGTTGCTATGGAGATTCAAGGCTAATGGCAAAGAAAAAACACGATTCAATCTACAAATTATATCCAAGTGTTGTTAATATTAGAACAACAGATGGAATAAATTATCAAGCTTTTGATAAAGATGGAAAAGAAGTATCAATTAACAAAACAGATATAGAGGCTGATTGGGTAAAAGAAGAATACCAAAGTAAAAGGGTAGCTGAATACCCTTCAATCGCCGATCAGTTGGATGACATCTACCATAATGGTATAGATGCTTGGAAAGCCACCATTAAAACCACCAAAGATAAGTATCCTAAAAGCTAATGGGCGCAATTAAACTACCACACGCATCAGGAAATAGCATGAGCATCGCAGCTCCTGCAACGAATCCTGCTTCTGATTTAGAACTTAAACTACCTGCAACTATTGGTACTGCTGGTCAAGTATTAACGAATAGCTCTACTGCTGGAACGCTTGA